AGACTATTAAGCTGATGTTTAGTTGTGATCTCATTCTTGATAACCAAGTCTACTACTTCTTGGTATTGCTTGGAAAACCTACCATATCTCTCAGCACTATTGAAGTATGACTCAAAGGATTTCATCTCTGACTCAAGTTTCTTCTTGTCATCAAAAGCTCCACTATTAGTCAGGAACTCCCTAACCATTGTGGCAGCTTCCATAGTTGCCCCATTCTCCATGAATATCTGGTAAGCCGCATCTCTTGAGTCTTCTACCAATTTATCATAAGAAGCCTTGTCTTCTGTAGATAGTTTAGTGAATAAAGCCTTGGAGTCTGATAGATATTCTGAGTGCATCTTTCTGAAAGCATCAGCATCATCACCAGTACCTATGAGTAAGGCAGAATAAGTAAACCCTTTAGAGTATTCTTCTCCTAGAATATCATGGATAATATCAGGTCTCAATAGAATATCTTCATCTTGCATTAAAGTCTGCATAGCTAAGAGCCGTGCTTCTTTATTAGTAATCCACGGCAGAGTCTTTTTAACATCTAGACCCATAGCATTAATCCATCTTTTATTAAATATGTCAGCTAGTTCCGTTGCACCTGTTATCTCAGCAAAATTCTTAGCATCTGTTATGACATTCTTTATCCCTTGAATAGTTTCTACAGTCATATCTTTCTTTTCTATCTCATAGATGATCTTTTCTTGAGCTGCTTGTAACTCATTCATCTCAAGATTAAATGACTGTAGTAAGGCAGGATTTCTAATAGAATTCATTCCCTCAGCTTTGAAGGAAGCAAACTTGTTCTTTAAAACATCTGATTTTTCTCTAGAAGTGGCATCACTCTTAATAACTCCTAAGTAATCATCGCCCTCAGTCCATAGCTTGACACTAGCTAATACCTCAGCTTTAGTATTTATATCAACAACATTGTGATAAGCTGATTGAGCTACTGGTAGTAGTCCTCCCGGCATTACTTCTTCTCTAGCTGCAGCTTCCTCAGCTATAAGGGTGTCCTCTTGTATTCGTCTTTTTTTAGCAAAATCAGCTAAACTTCCCATAGCTTGAGAAAGGGCAGTTACACCGGCTTGTAACCCAGTATCATTAGTAGGAGTTTGTTGAACTGAAACATCAGAAATAGGAGCTGTGATTTTTGTTTCAACAGGATCAAGCCTGAATTGGTCTTGCTGTGACATATATGCTCCAATAAATCTTTATGTTGTAGTAATTGTAGTTTGTGTGGCTTTACCTGAGGTACTCAAAGTACCGACCTTAGCATCAATATTGTTCTGTATACCAGAACCCAACACTTTAAGGATAGCTCCAGTTTTACTTGGACTAATTTGTAAGTTGGAAAAAGCTATATTATTCTTACTAGTCGTACTTAGAGTTACATTCTTCCTTCGTTGGTCAAAGCTTGCCATTCTTATCTGTCTATTTAAGTCTTTCCGAGCTAAAGCTAAGTAAGCCCTACGTCTTATATTATCTATTACTGCATCAGAACTCTGACCAACTCTGCCTCTATCTCCACCCATACTTGCATTTATAGCCCTTTGTTTTGCTACTTCTTCCATAGACATTCGCCTAATATCAGCTTTATCAAAGGCTAATCGTTTTAAATCTAATGCTTGTTCTTGATTGATGTGTAAAAATGAATTGTAGGCTAATTGATTGTTTATGGCTACTTGTTTTTGAGCATCATAGAACCTTGTATCAGCAGCAAAAGTATCCCTTTTATACTGAACATCAGCCCCAAACGTCTCTGCTAAAAACCTACCAGTATATAATGTTTGAAATATTGGCATTAAGTACCTACCCTACAGAATTCATAAAATTTAACATTGTTAATTATGGTCTCTCCAATGATTTTAAAACCACACCACCTAATCCATTTAACATGAAGTGTATTTCTACTATCAATTATATTGCAGAGATAAGGATGTTTTTCATTTAGCTTAATTACTTCCTGTCGGCACTCTTTTAAAAAGGCTTGCTTAATTTTAGGTAAACCATTACTTCCTAACATCCATACTGAACCTGCATATTTATCTAATGGAACTACTCCAAACATAGCTACAGGATGACCCATGCTATTAATAATAGTCCTACAAGTAGAGCTATTAAGATAAGCAAACACTAAGGCTTTCTCAGGGGAGCTTCCTAAGGTTTCTACTTCACGTTGATCCGCTTCTCTGAGTCTAGGATATAATTCTACAACATCTTCAAGTTTACTTTTTCTATGGTAAGGTTTAATATAATCTTTGAATTTTACTAAAGACATTTTATCTCCTACTTACCGTCCTAACTACATAGTTACCTTCCCAATCTGCTCCTGTAAATGCACAGGGGAGATAGGAGTCAGATACAAGCTCAATCTTTAATCCTTTTGCATCAGCTAAAATCAGCTTCTTAAAATTACCAGTTTCAAATGGTACAGTTCCAACCTTATTTAATGTAGACCCAAGAATTCTACCGGTAAAAGTGTGGTTAAACGGATCTCTACCGGGAGCTGTTATTCTCATATCAAAGAATCCTGCCTTAAAATAATCTATATTGAACTTCCTAATCTTTAGAATACCACCAGAAAGAGAGCTTAATCTACCTGCTACTTCTGTTTTAATCGTAGGCTCAGTAAACTCATAGAGGAACTGATATTCTTTACCTACCCATACTGGATAAGCAGAGAAATCTCCTGTAGCTATAAGAGTTGTAGGAGAAGTCTGTGAAACTCCTTGTACTTGACCACCTGCTTTACCTTCCCACTGAGCACCATAGATCAATCTAAAGGTAGAATCAAAGTCATCAGGATAAGCTAATGTCCAAGTAGTTTTATCCGTACCTGCATTATAGACCCCTGTGATAGAATCAAGTCTATCTAAGTGTGGCTTAAATGAGAGTTGAGTATTAGACTCAGTAAGTCCTACAAGGTTGACATCTTGTAGAGTCATCTTGTCAATGTAAGTTCCATCAGGTCTAACAATAACAAAGTAAGCAATATAGTCTATAACGTGCAAGCCTATGACTTGTTCTTCTGGTTTAAATTTCCATTTAGACCAAGAGCTGAGCTTCTTCTCACCATTCTGAAAGAGATACTTATACACAAAGATTTCATTCATACTCTCATCTGAGAGAATAAATAGAGTCTCATCATGTGGGATGATCTTAAAACCCCTACCATTAATATAGCTTGGAACATGAGAAGTTATGTTTTCAGCAGTTTCTTCTTGTAAATCTTCAATTACCCCAAATTCTCTAACAGTAGAGAACCCATCATTTTCATCAGAAAAGTAAACCTTCCTACCATTGACTATAGGTTTAACAGTCTTATCATGTTCGTAAGACGTTAGCTTTGAAAGTTTAGCATTTGTAGGTGTGAGTCCACCAGCTGCAAATTCTGATAACTTAAACTGGCTAAAGTCGCTAAAGATAAGGAGGTCTTCATTATGTGGTATAGCATGATGTAATATACTTATTTCATTAGAGGGTGAAGCTAGATCAATAACTGCCGTATCTAATACTGTGGTGGCAGTTGTAGCATAAAAATTATAGTGTTCTCCCAGCTCAGACAATATAATATTTTCATTGGCTAAGAATCCTAATCTATTCTTGTGGAAGAACATATCATTTATTTTCTGCCCTATAAAACTAGGATCAGGAGCTGTAGTAGCATCTCCGGCTACTCTATTTACCCAAGTAACTTGACTTAAAGTAAAGGTATTGGGGGCTGTCCTGATTAAAGTCAAGGGCATAGTAGCAGGATCAATAGTATTAGCTAATCCCGGTTCTACTGTTTCTGTCCATTCTCCTACATCAGCATCAGAGGAGTTTGTATGTTTAATCCAGTAATCATCTGAACCACTGTTAGGCTCTCCTGTAATACGAATAGTAAAGCCATCTTTAGTTCTAGCCGGTAGTTCTGTGAAATCGACTACAGTATCTTTAATTGCTATTAGGTTAGACTCAGGTGCGTTACAGTGTAACGTAAAGTCAGCTCCATTCTGCCTTGTAATATGAACATTACTACTACCAAACTTAGTGATAGTAAAGGTAGAACCTATAGCAGTAGTAAGATCACTAACTATATCATCAATCTGTGTAGTAGCATCACTACTGGAAGTTACTGTAGATACAAGAGAACCATCTACATAGACGGTCATAGTAGATGCACTAGTAGCTTGCTTTAGAAATATAATTCCTTCTGGATTTCTAGTAGTTCCTAGTGTTGAACTCTTAGCCGTAGTCTTAGTTTTATTAACAATAAATGTGGTATCAGCTATAGACAATAGATGTAAGTTATCTCTAGCATTAGCTAAGGTCAAGTACGTTTTATTATCACCAGTGAAACCTGAGACTGTCTGTGCAGTTCCCTCTAAATCTGTAACTGTTAAATTAGCTTGAGTAAAATCGGTAGAGAACGCTGAGTCAAATTGATCAGAGGTTACTTTAACTATGTATCTTTCAGTTTCATCTCTGTTAATATAGTGAATATATGAGTCAGTATCAGTGTGTGTACTAATTTTCTTAACGTGCTCTAAGGGTGGTCTTTTCTTTAGACCCTCAGCCGGAGTAGATAGTCCATTTTCTTGAGCTTCTGCTTGGGAAGCTAATCTTAAACTAGGAGGTTGTTGTGAAACTCCATTGATTAAGTTGCTTATTTGCTCGTTGATAAGGGGCATTTACCATAATTTCCTATAGGTCTTAGTCATATTCACCATGTCTAATGTTCCAAATCCTACGTTAAATCCTGCTCGTTCTGCTTCATCATCTAGTAGATCAGCATAAGCTTCCGATTCTTCTAGTCTGTTAACTGATTCTGCTGATACTTGACCCACTACTTCTTCTTGGAATACTCTTGCAGCTTTAGCTGTAACATACTGTCGGAGGGTCTGTGGAGTATTCTGGAATTCTAATAAGGTTATGGTTACAGCATTATCTAAATTAGATGTCCAAGTAAACCTATTGTTATCCAAGTCATACAAGTACATAACTCCATCTATACCTCTAATGGTAGTTAACTTATTTTCTACATGAATAGATAATACATTTGATCCAATAGGTATTCTATCATCTGCATCTCGACTTAAACTAACATCCCACTCAGTATTAAAGTGCCAACCTTTTTGCTGAACTTCACGATTAATGTTTGATAGTAAGTTCTTTGCTTGAGTTACTTCTACAGTAGTAGCCGTTTCTAAACTAGATACTGCAGATTCACCTATAGCTGCTAACATCATATTAACTGCTTCTAATTCTGTTATGGGAGTAGTAGATATAAAAGACATTTAAGTCACCAAACTCATGCCCATTAACTGAGCATTTCTTAAGGTTAAATTATCGGTACTATCTATGTTAGCTACAAAGATTGAAATATAATCATTTGTTGCCATAGAAGCATAACCCATTGTAGTTATATTAACTGAATTAACTGTGGTTGCCGGAGAGAAACCTACCATCTTTGTTCCTGTGATAAGTGTTCCGTTCTTATGCAACGCTATTGCAAACTCTTTGTTAACTGCTGATGTATCTATTTCTAATGAAGCAGAGGCCATGAACATACAGTTTACTGTAGGTGTTCCTGTGTACCTAAGTCTTGCATTAGTATTCATATCAAACTCATTAGCAGTTGGAGCTGTACTAAGAGTATAAGTACCTGCACCTTCTAAATAAGTCCCGGCAGAAGCTATACTTGTAGAGGAAGGTGTTGATATATAAATACTACCTTGTTTAGCCTGAGTAGTTTCAACAAAATCACGCAAGTCTTGGGGTGTTATAGACCCTGCTGCTTGACCATTCTGAAATAAGTTAGTTGTTAAATCAGCAACTGTGCGTGATGTATCAACCATTGTTGTCTCCTAAATTAAAAAAAGGGGGAGCCTAGAATAATAGTTGCAACAACCTCTCGGTTTAACATATTAATTCCAGACTCCCCAAGTATTATGAGGTTTTAAGCTCAACACAACCTTCAGGTCTAATAAATCCGTGACCCATAGCATACTTCGCTACGATCCACCAACCTTGAAGCTTGATGTCATACTCGGTCTCAACTGCCAAGTTAATTAATTTAACTGTAGCAACGGAAGACTTGTGCATAACAAGTCCAACAGTAGTAGAGAAGTTACCTTCATGTGTGGTAACAGTTCCACCAGTGATGTTGGTAGTAGGCAAGTTGTTGGTCTTAACAATGTTAATACCTGCAACTTTCAAGACAGTACCTTCTGAGTACGTTCCTGATCCACCCCAATCCCGGTTGATGACGTTAGTAGTTTCGGCCATCAGATAATACTGAGCCGGTTTAACAAACATATACCTATCATTCTCAGGTACATTGTTTTCGTCTAACTTCTGAGCTGCATCAAACATACCTGCAGCTAGGGTAGAACCAGTAGTACCATACCCTGCAGCCGTTAATACTGATCCACCATTACCACCAGAAACTAGTGTAGAAGATCTAGCACCAAGAACACCCTGCTGTAGAATATTCTTATCCCATTGAGTACCAAGAGCGATACCTGCCTCTTTAGCATAAATGGATCGTACATCATAATGATTCATAGCTTCATCAAGATTATTGACAAAGTGATCCGCAATTAACAAGCCGTCAATCGAGATGACCTTCTCGTTCTTGTTGATAGCTGTACCATCAAGCTTGTTAGCTGCTGTACCAGTGTTACCACTAGCATTGATGTACGCATATTCGGTACTAGCAGTCTTCCAAACTAGAGGAAACTGAGCACTAATACCTGAGTTAATAGATCGGACAACGTGCTTGTCCATTGTTACACTCGCTTGCTCAAACGCTGTCAGGACTTCACCTGCATATACTTTTAGAAATAACGCAGTTGATGATCCTGTGGAGTTCGCTTGACCAGATCGAGTCATTGTTACTGCCGGTGCAGTTGTAGCTGTTACACCCATAGTAAACTCCTTTCATCTTTAAGTTAGTTGCGTTTCGCTAAAAGATTGTCTTCCTCAGAAGGTCTTTAAGTTACTTGTTCGCTGTGAAGTTAGATAGTACCAGTAGCAAATATCTCTGATCTATCTAGTTTATCTAGCACATCCTGACGATATGCCATGTCGCTTTCATATCTTGGATCTCTCATAGCTTGTACTACTTCGGCATTACTTCTAAATACATTACCAGAAGTATCACCAGTAGGAGACTCGCCTCCATAAGTAGTTCCTTCTCTACCAGTTGCTCCTTGATAATCTGCCATAAGTCCTTTAGCT